TGATGTAGTTGAAAAACGCAAAGGATGCCCAGAGTTACTACTATCTGACTGATCAAATCTATAAGTTGATCCTTCACTTAAATTAACTGTTAATTGTAAAGAGCCATTAAGATAATATTTATTAGCTCCTAAATATGACTGCACTGTAACAGTGTAGGTTGCAGCTATACTTGTGCCTGTACCAGAGGCCGTAACAGTCCCTACTGTACCTGTGCCGGAAACACCCGTGACCGTTGAAGTTATTGGGGTTACAACATCCCCACCCAAAGTAACTGTTCCTACTTGTCCTTGTAAGGCCACTATATTAAGACCTTTTGAAAAAGTATCTGTATTTGTAACAGGAAAAGAAACAGTTATATTATCTGTTTCTGGAACATCTGGCCTAGGTTGAAACAAAGCTTCCGCATCTGCACCTGTCTGTGTCGGCTCTAATTGACGAGCTTTAGGCTCATAACATTCTGGACAAACTTTAAAATTATTCCACTCTTCGCGTAAATCTAGGTAAGGATAACGAAAGCCACACCTATCGCAGATACCGTAAGAATATTTGCCTAGAGCATACGCCATCAACCAAACCCATAGTAATCTCTTCTAGGGACTAAACTAAGATTAGCTCTGTCTACATCTTCATACGCTGCACGGCTAAACTCTTCTTCATAGACTGCTTTTAAGACTTGTATCCTATCAGGGGCTCTTTTCATTGCAAGATAGTAAGCTAATCCCGCAGCTAAACAAGGGTAAAATCTAAAAGGGACTTCCAGTGTATTTGTTGCAGAGTCTGCATCTTGTATACGAGTTAACCTGTCATATACCAACGTATACGCTTTATCAGGGGTAGGCCATAATCGGATTTGTGGGGTTATTTGCCTATCCACATACCACTGACTCGGCTGAGCTTCTGTATTTTTACTAGGAATATTTAAAAAAGTATCCCTGCTAATACGAGTTATTTGCGTGTCAGATTGCGTGGTTCCAGAACCTGTTCTAATAACAGCACTTAAAATATCAATCGTATCAGCAGGAAGAGAATATATAGCAGTGCTTGCTGTTATAGAAAGAGTGCTTTGCTCTATAGTCCACCTATTTAAACCCCTATTTGCCCAATCAGCAAACAACAGGTTCATAGAACGTTTAGCCGTTTTTAGGTCATAACCTGTTCTAACCTCTAAGCCACAACGCTCAAAAGCTTCCTCAATGTAATCACTTACATCAAGTTCAAAATCTGTGGACTCAGAGGTAGCCATTAGCTATACGGACCTTTGATAACTTTTGGGTTGTTCTTATTTACAGAGCCACCCTTTGACATTTTCATTGGCTTTTTGACCATACCGCCTTTAGCCATTTTCTTCATGTCTTTTTTGACCATACCGCCTTTAGCCATCTTGGTCTTTTTCACCATGCCGCCTTTAGCCATTTTGGTCTTTTTTACCATGCCGCCTTTTGCGTACATTTTCTTTTTCATCTTTTTCGCCATTTTTTTCATCCTCTTCTGCGTAAAGATTATCAAAGATCCGATTTACATCCATTGTATAGTCTAAATCAGATTTTGAATAGTGAATGTGTTGCGAAGGTTTAAACTTAGGAGCACCCTCACCTGTTACATACCAAGCAGGATGTGTAACCCTCACACGATTATTAGGCAAAGCCACAATATTGCCTGTCCATTTACCAGCATCAAGCAACTCTAACACATGGCTTTGTTTGTGTTGAGCTGGATCATCTGCTACCTCGCTATCTGTATAGTCAACAGTAAAAAAATATTTTGCAGGGTAGAATTCACCATCTATTTTAGCAATCCACGGACAGGGTTGAGCTCTGTTTAAACTGTACACAGAGTGTGTGTGGGACATGCAATCCCAAGGCTGTGCTTGGTATACATCCATCGGCTCAGGCCAGCCCTCAAACGCTGTATCACCGACTAAAGCTGTTATTGGCATCCTTGCCCACATAGCACCACCATGAACGTTTTCTTCACCAGTTATATCGCTTTCACAACCTGTGAATAAAACTTGGAAACTCAAGCATCTATTTGGCATAGTCGTTACGGCTATTGCCATTGCATGAAGGAACTCTCCATGGAAATCTTCGTGGTTGCAAGTATACTCCCTCCTTACCCAACATTTGAAGTAAGGGACGTTACTTGTTAAAAAACTCATTTTTTCTTTTTAGCCTCCTTTTTGGGCTTTTTACCTTTGCCAAAAATATGTGCGTCTACCTTGGCTGCTTTGCCACCAGTCAAGACACTGTTTACCCTAGCCATTGCCCACTGACTAGGTGTTGCTCCAGGACGATGTCCTGTTCTGTATGCTGCCAGACCTTTGTTGTAAACTCTTGCAAGTTGTCCAGCTGTAACTTTTTTACCTTTTTTACGAGCCGCTTCAGCTTTTTTTGCGAGTGACTTTTTTGTTGCTGCGCTGAGTGCCATTTTTTCCCCTTTCCTTACGGATACTGTCTTTACCTTGCCTAAATATTTGAGCCACTTTTTGTTTACCCATTACTTTGGCTCTTTGCTCACCAACAGTTAAAATCTGTATTTTTCTAGCAAAAGGCTTTTTAACTTTTTTAACTTTCGCTACAGTAGCTCTTGCATCCGCTGGCGTAGCAAATTTAATTCCCACAGTATCCTTTGGGTTTTCATCAGTATAAAGCCTTCTACCAGAACCTTTAGGCTTTTTTCCTGTTCCTACTCTGGGGTCTTTTTTTGCTACCATTTTTTCCAGCTTTGTTTTTAGCAGCAGTAATAATGTCCGCACGAGTAATCTTGTTTCGTGGCGGTGCAAAAGCCGCTAACTTTTTTTGCTTTGCAGATAATTTTTTTGCCATAACTATTTCTTTTTACCTCCAAACATCTTACGGAATTTTTTGGTATGTACGGATTCTTTTGTTTTCCTTCTAACTCCTGACTTATTAGTATCACTTGGGAAAACATAGGCTGAAGGATCCTTTGATGATTTACGAGCATTACGTTGTATTTCTTTACGACGTTTAGCTTTATCTTCTGAACTTAAACCAGCTAAATATTTAGCTGGTATTTTACGTTTTTTCTTTTTCTTACGGCTCGCAGGGGCTTTTTTAATCTGTTTAGCCATATTACCACGAGTCATTGCCATTACATTAATCTCGGCACAGCCGCAGCCGCTATAATCAACACTGCTATGCCCCACAATCTCATATCTAATTTATCAAGTTGTTTTTGTATTTGGGCATACCGCTCACTGCAATCTGCCTCATGTTTTTCTAACAACTTTAATACATCATCTGCTTTCATTACCATGCCTTACATGACCAATACCGCGCACTAAATTTATCTTTAGCACTAGCGCAATTATGTCTAGCTCTAAAAGATTTACGCCTTGCTGGTTGGTCTTTTTTAATACTCATATTCGGGTCACCGAAACGAACCAGTTTAATTTGGCTACCTTTTTTAGCCAACACCGCAGATTTTTTCTTTGCTCCTGGAGTACGTTTTGGTTTGTTATATCCAGGAAACGTCTCCCCCCGATAAGTTAGCTTACCGGAAGGAGTGCGTTTTACATCTTTAGTGGTAGCCATTATGCGTATTCCTTACGGACTTGCAGTATAATGGTATAACTATCCGCAGAGCTATGGCCTACAGTTGTGAATAAAATATCACCTGTTTTGCCACTGCCAGCATTATTAGTTATTCCACCAAAAGAACTGTAATCATGGTATCCGCTTTGATTCTCACCTAGTTCAATCGCAATAACATTTGATGTAGCATCAAAAAGCATTTGGACTTTCATGCCATTGCACTGCCACCATATTTTTTCTATAGAGCATCCTGTGCAAGTTTGTTTATTGCCACTAACCGATAAAGAGCTAACGTCTACTTTTGCTACAGCACTTTCGCCGGAACCATCGGAGATGTTTGTAAACTTTAATACAGCAGTGCGCTCACCGTCTATCAAAGTTTGTGAAGTGACTGCATCAGCCATAACATTCTCCCATTAGTAAACTGAGTATTCTAGCTCCACAGTAAATCTGCCAGCAGTAATATCGGCATTTACAGTTGTTGTAGCTCTAGCATACAGATGTACATTTGCGACAGCCGCCGTAATGTTTGGCACGAAAATATGGTAGTTACCTGCTGTGTCATTAAAGTTTACATCAATCTCAGTAATAGATTGAGTTGCGCTCAATTGCTCATTAAAAGAGGTAACACCAGCACCAACAATTTCAGTGCCTGAAACAGCAGCATTAGTGGCTGTACCGCTTGTAGAACTCAGAGCAAGGTTTCCAGCAAGAGTTTGACCAGCAGCAGTTGTGATGCCAATTAATGCGCGATGAATGAATATTTTGCTTGGTGTAACCAAATCATCAGGCGCATCTACATTTAGAGTACCAAGCTCTACAAGACAATCACCATCCGCATAAGCTGTTGAAGCAGCGTCTGTTGCTGCTAGAGTACCCGCAAAAGACTGTATTTTACGTGTCCCCATTGACACAATCTGGCCTGTGGCATTAACAGAAAAACCTGTTTGCGTAACTGCACCAGTTGTGCTGCTTTCATTGATTACATTAAAACCGCCCTTCGAACGGACTGGTCCCGAAAAAGTAGTAGTAGCCATGTCAATCTCCTGTCTTGGCTAATGTCAGTTACACTATGTAACTGTCAGGATAGAAAAACTATAAACAAAAAAAGGGCGGCTCGCAAGCCGCCCTTTTGAATATTTTGTGTTACGCTCCAGGAGAGCCAAATACACAACGAGGGTCAGATACGCCGAAGCTATAACGCTCACGAGCTTTGTACCGCACGTTACCTGTATCAAAATCACCTTCCATAGCAGTTTGCATCGGTGTACGAACAAAATGCTTGAAGCCATTTGGTGCATCCGTTTTAATGAAAAATGCGTCCGTATCAGTTAGGAAGTGGTTGACCACATAACCTTCAGGAAGCATACCCATATTACGGACTGCGTTGACATCGTTATCTGCTGTTCCAGGACGCAGATTAGTAGCCATCAACCGCTCTGCCACAAATTGCAACGCTGGTGGGATAATCATCTTCATACCGCGAAGCGCAATTTTCAAACCGCGCTCATCGATAAAAGCTGAAATATCAATCAGTGATTGCTCAAGTGACGTTTCATTCAAGTCAGCCGCAGTTGTCAACTCATTACGGAAGTTGCCACCAGCAGTGGTTGGATGATCTGTTGCACACAATTCTTTACCATCACCAAGTGTAAAGCTAGAATCAAAAGCGTTATTCAGCGTAGCTGCTGCTTTGACCTGCTTTGTATTAGCCATGGAACGAGCCAATGCACGAGTGTAACGAGAGCTGAGCTTATCGTAGAGGTTATCCTCAACGGCTTCTTCAGTAATCGAAAACGCAAGTGCGATTGTTTCATGTGTGTAACGAGCAGTAAATGCTTCATTAGCAATATCAAACGATACCGCAGCACCTTCTTGTTTGATGGGTGCAGCACCGAAGCCAGCGAGCATTACCTCTTCTTCGAACGCACGATCTGAATTTTCTGAGTCATAAATCTCAGCATGTTCATTCTCGTAACGGTCATACTCCATACCAAACAGAGCGTTTAGTCCAGGCTCTAGTTCTTTAAGGAGTTGGGATCTTGCAATAGCCATATCTAATTACTCCTTATAGACCAGTGGTTGCAGTATGGAATGGGAGGTTCAATTTAACAAGCAATGTAACACCAGCAGATGCTACATCAATCTCATCAAATGGATCTTTAATTCCCACAATACGGAAGTTATCCGTAGCCGTAGTTGCACCAGCAGTTGACACAGAAACTTCACCAATAGAAATACCAGTTGAACCATTCTGTGAACCGAAGTTTACCCCCTCTGCATTAGAGTGAATCAACGCGGTTGCCGTTGCAATATTAGTGAGTGAAGCATCAGCTTTGACCTCATACACTTGGTGAGGATTATCATAAACAAAAACCCTCGCCTCACTGTTTGATTTCAAAGAAGATGTTCCAGGATAGTTATTATCAAACACTGTTTCACCAGCAGTGTTTACATACTGACATCCTGCCATAACACCTAGGATAGCAACACTACCACCATCTGCCGCACTTACATCTACAAGTCCATTAGTAAGCGGGATCACCATATCGCCTTGATAAATAGCGGATGAAGATCCAGCTGTTCCGTTTACTTGTACAAGATAAGACGTCAAACCGTTGGAGTTCGCTGCGCCACCTAGAAGATTATACGGACGCAAGCCAAATGGGGCATCAAGGTTTGTACCAGCCATTATCTAGTCCTCTTCTTATTGTTCGGAGCCTCCTTTAGCTCCGAAGGTTACACGAGACTGCCTTTCATTATGAATAGGCATCGAACTATGTTGTTCCCTCATAAGGTCATTATCAACAGCATTCATTTGGTCAGCTGTTTTTTCGCGATAAAATTTATCACGCTCGGTTTTTGACTCAACAGGGAACCTTGCTAAAATGAGGCCACCAACTCCAATAACTCCTGCGTGTTTACCATCTTGTACTGTAGGAGCTTCAAAATTAGGGTACTCATCGGCGCGAACTAATTCAAAGCCTTCGCGTAGGCGAGCTGAAAGGTTTTTATTATCGTCAAAACCCATAACCGATTCACGGATCCAACGATGTACATAACCCTCAGGGGGTGGTGGGGCGTCTAACGAAGACGGAGGTTGCCAAGGTTTACGACGTGTTTCTTTTTCACGAGTGGCAGTAGTGCGTGGGGTACGATCCATGATCTATTCCTTCACGATTGTAAGCGAGCAAGTTGCTTCGCGTATTGTTCATAAGATACACCTAATTTATCTGCGATTGCAACCTGAGAAGGTGTTAATTTGATTTTTTTATTTGAGGGTTTTCCTGAAGAGCGTGTTGCACCAGCTACAGGAGCACGAGATGAAGACCTATTATCTTGTTGAAATTTATGAGGAAACTCAGTTCGAATACGTTTATCCAACTCAGCATAGTACTCATCTGACGTAGGATCAAAATATTCAGTTTCAACAAGTTGTTTATGTATTGAAAACGCCGTCAACGTCATCGGCTCATCCTGACCAAACCAAGTATTACGTTCAGCCCATGACCGTGCTTTAGGGTCAATTTGGTCGGGTGAAGGTGTTTGTGCCTGTGTTTGTTGGGGAGTTTGCTGAGGAGCTGCTTTACGTTCCTCAAGCTGTTGTTTCGCAACATTTAGTCGTTCCGTCTCGATAGCTAGTCTTGCTA